GTCCAATGGTGCTGTTATAATGGCAGGCTCCAATGGTGGATTAGTTCCTTTGGCTAATGAAGAAAGAAACCTAGCCGCTTTCAATAGTGAGGAGATGAGATATGCTAATCAAGCTAAAGAGATTACTTTCTCCTATGATGTTATTCGTGGTGAACAATTACCAACATCAACCCCTGCTACAAATGCAGTAATTCAAGACCGCAACACCAAATCTGTATATGGCGTAAAACGGGAGAATCTAGCCAATATGCTACGATTCTTCTTCACAGAGCTAGTTATACCACAAGCCATCAAAGATTTAACACCAGAGCATATTTTACACTTTATAGGTAGCAATGAAGAGTTGTTTAAAATAGACAGTGCTCTTGTTAAGGAAATAGTCAATAGAAAGGCTTTAGATTTATTATTAGACGGAATACCTGTTGATGAAATGGCCATTGAACAGATTAAGACCGATGTGTTTAACCAACTAAAGGAAGCTGGAACTGATAGATTCATCACAATCAAAGATAGTTTCTATAAGAACGCAGACTTTACCTTTGATATTAACATCGACAACGAACAAGAAGATAGTCAATTACTAACTAATAACTTATTCTCAGTGTTCACTGCCCTGGCTTCTAATCCAACCATTCTACAAGACCCTGTTATCAAGGCTTTGTTCTATGAATATGCTGAAAGAGCTGGAGTTAGTCCAATGAAGCTAGAAATAGCGGCAATGGAAAGAGACCAGCAACAGCAAGCCCAACAGGTTCAGCAACCAATGGGCGGTAAAATGATACCAGCTCAGGGAATGACACAAGAAGAGCCAATGGCTAAAGTCCAATAATATGTTTAGCACAGAACAAATTGATAAACTAAAGAGATTAATCCAAGACCCAGAGTGGAGTCTTATTGAAACAATGTTTTTGGAGTATTTAGAACCACTAAAGAGTATTGATAATATAGACATAACTGATACTAATAGAAGCGTAAAAGGTGAGATTAAGGCAAGGAAGCATTTTGTTGAATTGATACAGAGATTCTTTAGTGATTGTCAGACAATAGCCAGTGGTCGTGTTGTTGAAAAGCAAGACCCTAGAGATTCAATGGAATAATTAGCAATAATTATATTTGGTTAAAAGGCTACCATTTAAAAGGCCTATAACGAGCTATCGTGAATAGCAGAAAAACTATGTCAGACGAATTAGACATTGAGACCACCGACTCTCTAAATGGTGCGGAAGACAGCAACGATAACGCTGATGAGGTTGATACCGACCCAACCGAAAACCCAGAATACAAAGAGTATTGGGTAAAAAGGGTGGAAACTTTAGAAGAAACAAACAGGAAACTGTATGCTCGCCTAAAGAATAAGCCGGCCGGAAATAATTTAAAGGGGGTGGAAAACAGTTCACCAGAAATCAGTGAAAGATTGGAAAAATTGGAACTTAAAACAGAAGGATTTAGCGACCAAGAGATTGAGTTTCTAAAACCTTATGGCGGTAAGAAAGCTCTTGAAAATCAGTATGTCAAAGCCGCTTTAGACGCTATGCGTGAAAAAGACCGAGCTGAGTCAGCTGTTGTTGATGTAAATAGCAACAAGTCTGATATTGAAAAGAAGTTTACCGAAGACCAATTAAGAAATATGCCACTGGAAGAGCTGGAAAAACTGTTACCTAAATCGTAATCGTTCAAAACTCTTTCCCCAAGTTCTTTTAAAAGTTGATTGCGAAGTTACATAATTTTTATGGCTTCATTAACTACAAGCTCAACCCTATCAGGGCTGATGCAGATTTAAATCATATTGAATCTTAATCAAGCTCATTGCTGGAAACTCCTAAAGTTTTCATTACTAACAAGGTAATAATATGAAAAATGACACAATGGACAATCAGCAGCTAAGTTCTTTCTTTGATAAAGGGTGGTTAGCTGGAATTATTGACGGAGAAGGTTGCTTACAATTGGCAAAACAGAAGTATAAAAATAGACTTCACTATAGGCCACAAATAAGTATAAGCAACTGCAATCCGTTAGTGATTGAAAAAATAAGAGAAATCTGTATAAGAAATGGTTTACCATTCTATGCCATTACAAGGCTTCCTAAGGGAAAGATGAAACTAACAAACTATGTTGTTCAAATCTTTGGCCTTAGAAGATGTCTTAAGTGGATAGAGTTTTTAGATGGTAATCTTGTTGGAAAACAAAAACAATTAGAAATAATGAAAAGATTTGTTGCCTATAGATTATCAATAGAACCTTCTTGTAAAAAAGGATTTCGCTCTTTCGGACAAAAAGATGAAGACTTTAAGTCTGAAATGAATAGAGCTAACGCACTATATAGGACTGAACGGCTCAACGACTACACGCTTGACAAGTCTAAAAATGACTTGATGGTATAGTCTGAACTTACGACGAAAGCGTAAGAAGCATACAGTAAAAGTATGCGATAACAAATTGATTATGACAAAATCTTCTTAGACCGTGCCGAAAGGTCAATTAACTATGACTACGGTGCTCAAAAGAAAACTATGCCAAAGAATAGCGGTAAAACCGTTTATTTCAACCGCTTCTCACCTTTGGCCGTGGCTACAACTCCTTTATCGGAAAATACCAATCCAACTGGCGTTGATATGTCCACAACCATTGTCTCTGCCACTATCGCTGAGTATGGTAACTACACTCGTGTTTCTTCCTTGTTTGAGATGACTTCAATTGACGAGGGCTTAAAGGAACACATTGAAGTTATGTCTCAGAACGCTGGTGAAACCTTAGACACTTTAATCGCTGCTGCATTGTCTGCTAATGCGACTACTCAATATGCCAATAGTAAAACTGCCTTAACTGCTGTTGCTTCTACTGACACTTTGACTGGCGCTGAAATCCGCAAGGCTGTCCGCACATTGAAGAAAAATAAGGCTAAGATGTTTGATGATGGTTTCTTCCGTGCTATTGTCCCTGTAAGTGCTGCTTATGACTTGCGTGGCAATAGTGAATGGTTGAATGCTAATACCTATGTCAATGTTGACCTTTACAAGAACGGTCAGGTTGGAACTTTACACGGTGTCCGCTTTGTTGAAACAAACAATGAGGTTACCGAAAGCTCAACCACGACAGTTTATCATACCTATGTGTTCGGCAAGAATGCCTATGGTATCTTAAATCTTGCTGGTCAGCCTGATAAGCGTATTATCGTTAAGACACCTGGTGCTGGTGATACCTCCAATGCTTTAGATATGTATTCTACTATCGGCTGGAAGGCTTCATTCGTGGCTAAGGTCTTGAACTCTAGCTGGATTGTTGCTATCAAGAGTGGTGTCACTGCCTAACAGTTTAATTAAATAATTGTTCCCGTTCGGGTTATCAGTTCTCGCCGATAAACCCGAACGTGGCGAGAAAGCAATATGAAAAAAAATGAATTAGAGCTACGGCTCAAAGAAATTGACGAGAATATCGTCATCAATGACCTTTCAAAATATAATGTCAACGATGTTTGCGAGGTTGCCTATAATTACAATGGCAGGTCAATTAATATTTGTGCCTGTCCAGCTAATGAGATTAAGGAAGAAGTTGACCCTGACTATAAAGACGAGTTCGGAAGACGACACAGAACACTAGGAGAGGTTATTAGTCTAGCTGAGAACTTTATAAATCGCTGGAATAATGAAGAAGGCTTTAAAGAGCTAATGACTTGCGATGATAAAGACCTATAATGAAAGTCCTTTTTACAAATAGACCTAAAGATGTTTGGATTGGTGGTGATTATATCCAAATGGAAAGAACTGCTGAAGAATTAAGAAAGATTGGTGTTGATGTAGAAATTATAGAGAGTGGTCTATTAAGACCAGCAATTAGAATTAGAGAGTTTGATATTGTTCATAATTTCAACTTTTCAATGGAGTGGGCAAAATATTCTTGTTGGATGGCAGACTTACATAAAAAACCTTGGGTTAGTTCTATGATTTACGCAGAAACAGACCAATTTGTGCCTTATGATAAGCAACAGATAATGATTGATAATTGTGCTGCTGCTATATTCTTAAATCAAGGCGAAATAGATAGGGTTAAGCGTGAATTAAAGCTAAAAGAAGATATTGTTCACATAATACCAAATGGAATAGATGACTTCTGGTTTAAGCAGGTAAGGTCTAAAAACAATTACGGTGATTATGTTTTAACAGTTGGTAGAATAGAAGCCTTTAAGGGTCAATTAGCAGTTGCCAGAGCTTGTAAGAAACTAGGACTAAAGTATATCTGTGTAGGTGAAAGGCTTTATGAAGATTATGCTAAAGAAGTTGAAGCAGAGGGAGCGATTATATTGCCACCAATGAATAAAGAAGAATTGATAAAGATGTATAAGCACGCTAAAGTAATGGTTTTAGCTTCAAGAGCAGAATTAATGAGTTTAGCTGTAATGGAAGCTATGGCACAGAATTGTCCAATAGTATTAACAGACCATAGCGAGTGGAAGCCTGATAATGTTTCACTTTGTAAATATAATAATATAACCAGCATTAAGAAGGCTATTGAAAAAGAATACGGCAGGAAAGTTAATCACAGCGAAGAAATGAAGAAATATCGCTGGGAAGAAGTAGCTAAGTCATTAAAGAAGCTATATGAAAATATCAGCACTAATCCCAACATTTAACAGACCGCAATTTATTGTTAGTGCGGTTGAAGCAATCTTAAATCAAGATTATAGCGATTTTGAAATTATAATCAAAGACGGTGGTGATTCTATTGAACATTTACTACCAAAAGACGACAGAATAAAGTATATTTGGAATAAAGATAGAGGAATTACAGACGCAATGAACCAAGCAATGAAAGCAGCGACAGGCGATGTATTTGTTTGGGCTAATGATGACGACAGAATAACACCGGGAACATTTAAGTTTGTTAGTGAGAATCTAAAAGATAATAAATGGGGATATGGTTTTATAGAAATGGTGAGCGGTGATGCTGGTATGTTATGGGGCGATAAATGGGATTATAAAAAATTGTTAAATGGTAACTTTGTTCCACAGCCATCAGTTTATTGGACAAGAGAAGCTTATGAAGAAGTTGGAGAAATGGACGAAACAAACGACTTAGTCAGTGATTACGAATACTGGTTAAGATTGGGTAGTAAATATTCACCAGTCTTTTGGGATAGAGTAATGGCTTATTATACCATACATAAAGACCAGATAACTCAAAAGATTATGGGTGAACAATTAAGACAAGCTAATGAAGTAAAGAAAAAATATGAATTGCTTGCTCGGTAGAAATGGGTTTATAGGAAAAGAGCTTGCTAAAAGGATTGGGTCGTTTGAGACTACTCCGCACAAAGACTCAAACATAATCTATTACTTTGGAGCTCCTTCGTCTATAACATTATTTAACAAGAACATAGACTACTGCTTTAGAGAAACTATTGGAACATTTTTAGAACTAGCAAGTCTTTGTAAAGAAAACAACATTTACTTGGTATATCCGTCAAGTGCTACTGTCAATAATAAGAATAACAGCTATGCTAGATGTAAGGCCTGCCTAGAAGAAATACACCAAGCCTATAATCTAAACGCTTTAGGATTAAGAATAGCGGCCTCATACGGACCAGGCGAAGACCACAAGTCAAACTATGCGTCAACAGTCTATCAGTGGTGTAAGCAAATGAAAGATGGAGAACGCCCAGTAATCTGGGGAGACGGAACACAGACAAGAGATTTTATCTATATTGACGATGTAATAGATAACATAATGGAACTGGTAGAGAAACGGGCAACTGGAATATACGAGATAGGCACAGGGGTTAATACCAGCTTTAATGAGATAATCAAGACGATTAACAAGGTATTGGGAACGAACATTGAGCCAGTCTATATTGATAAGCCAGGCAATTATATCCAAGACACCCCAGTTAAAGGCGTTAAGTGTAAGGTAAGTTTAGAAGAGGGAATTAAAAAAATCATTGAGTCTTTATGAAAGTAGCCTTTATAGACAACTCCTGGAACAATACAAAAGATAATAATTATAGTGGCGTTGGTTATTATAGAATAGTCCAGCCAGCCAAATACATTAAGAAGCACGATGTTAAGGTAATCGGAAATAACATCAAGGACTACGGTGGAGAAAATGTCTTAGAGCAGATTATTAAAGACCACGATATTATCGTAACTAAGGCGGTTGATAATCCGACAGCGGCCTCACAGATAGCATTTTTTAAAGAGCATTATAATAAAAAGCTGGTTATTGATTTAGATGATAATTATTTTGAGGTTAGACCAGACCAGCCAGGATATAAGTGGTATTATCCAGGTAGCCAAAAAAGAGCAATCTTGTCAGCATATCTATCTTTAGCTGACCACCTGATAGTTTCAACTCAGCCGTTAGCTGATTATCACAAGGAGTTTTTCAAGAAAGTATATAAGCAGAATACCCCG